GGCGGCCCAAATGACCTTTGATTTTGAAATACCGCTTGTAGTGCGCCGCTCATGTTAATCCGCTCCCTGAAATTAACCAAGATGTTGAGGTGATCTTAATGCAGGTTGCTGACCCGTTTGTCGCCAAGGTTCGTGAACCTGTTGTACCTGCAGGGGATAAAGTCAATGTGTCTGTCGTAATGGCAATCGTGACGTTTGCCACGGCCATGTTGATGAATGTGATAGCCGTACCGATGGGATAGGCCACAGAGCTGTTGGCAGGGATCGTAAATGTCCTTGCGTTGTTGTCACCCACTGGGTGAAAGATGTGTTTGCCTGCATCAGCCAAAACCAATGTGTAAGCCGCAGATTGACTATTTTGCGGGATGTTTCTAAAACCTACAGCGTCAGTTCCATCAACTGTGCAAGCTGAAAGTACGCCGCTTGTGGGCGTACCAAGCAATGGCGTTACTAAAGTTGGGCTTGTAGCAAAAACAAGAGAGCCAGAGCCTGTTTCATCTGTAACTGCGGAGGCTAAGTTTGCAGAAGATGGTGTGCCAAGGAATGTAGCAACACCTGCGCCGAGAGATGTTATACCTGTGCCGCCGTTGGCAACAGCCAAAGTACCCGCCAATGTGATTGTTCCAGACGTGGAAATTGGGCCACCAGACGTGGTCAAACCTGTAGTTCCCCCGGATACGTCTACGCTTGTAACTGTACCGCCAGTTCCTGTAGCGTTAATCGTTTGGTTAGGCCATGTGCCTGTAATGGTTACGCCAGTGCCTTGAACAAGCGCAGGAGTAGCAGTAGCCGTACCGCCGTTGGCAACTGGCAAAATTCCTGTCACACCAGAACTTAAAGGCAGGCCAGTTGCTGATGACAAAACTAAAGTAGTAGGTGTTCCCAAATTAGGTGTCACCAAGGTTGGAGAAGTTGCAAAAACTGCGGAGCCAGAACCTGTTTCATCGGTCAACGCAGCCGCTAAATTAGCGCTAGAGGGTGTGCCCAAAAAAGTAGCAATGCCAGAACCAAAGCTGGTAATACCCGTACCCCCATTGGCCACAGCCAACGTACCAGCAACAGAAACCGCGCCAGATGTAGCGGTATTAGGTGTTAAGCCTGTAGAGCCAAAGTCAATTGTTGTGACGCCATCAGCGACGCTAGAAGATACTTTGACGTAATCTGTGCCGTTGTAGTACACAAAACATTTCTCACCTACAGCAACTGATATACCAGATTGACCCGCTGCTTTAAAAGTTACCGTGCTACCGGTAGCAGAGTTGTCCACCATGTACAGCTTGCTATAGCTTGGGCCTGTAATTATTTTGGGGGTTGTCAGCGTGCCGGTGACACGAATCACCATGTACTGCGCTGTTGTAGTAGTAAATCCGTTACCCGACGCACTACCCAAAGTGTTAGCCAGAGTAATAGCGCCATCGCCTGCAAAAGATAATGTGCCTGCAATGGCAATATCCACGTAGTCAGAAATACCGTAGTTGACGGTGTCACCCCACGTACCCGAGAGTGTTCCCTGTGTGGGGGTAACTAAACCCAAAAGAGTCGTCGTTGCTGCCATTTAAATGCTCCTAGTTCGTTGCAACAGCAGCCCAACCTGCTGTTTGCGTGTTACCGATATTTTGCCAGTTTGCGTTCTGCGTGTCATCAATTATTTCCCAGAAAGGCCGCGCAGTTATTGCGTCTGTGCCCGTAGCCAACTCTGAAATAGAAGCCACAAACGCCGCCGCTGCCCTTAAAGTATCCGCGCTTACCGCATTTTCAGTAATTGTGCCTTTAAATCCTACTTGTGCCGTAACTACATCTGACCCCGTAGCGGTTTCTGTAATTGCCGCATTAACTACAACTATCGCCGTTACTGCATCCGATCCTGTTGCCGTTTCCTGCACATCACCAAACAGTACGAAACTAGAATTTACAGCATCCGTACCTGTCGCAGTCTCTGCAACTGTAGCCGCGTACACCGGCACACTTAATACCGCATCCGTCCCAGTTGCCGTTTCGGTTACCGTTGTAGCATAGTTTGGTGTAGATGTAATTGCATCGCTACCTGTACTTGTCTCAGTAACCGTCGCCCCAAACGCTGCTCCTGCTAAAACTGCGTCTGTTCCCGTTGCCGTTTCCGTTACCGCTACGCTAACCCCCAGCGTAGACGTTACAACGTCTGAAGCAATAGCTATCTCACCAATGCCGCCCCACGAGTTATAACCCCACGGACTTTCGCCCCAGCCCGTGCCCGCTATTACCGCATCGTATACTTCACCACCTACTGTTGCATCTGTACCCGTAGCAGTCTCAGTAATTACCGCATCTACAGCTATAACCGAAGAAATTGCGTCTGTTCCTGTGCTTGCTTCTGTTACTGTAGTTGCATATATCGGCCCGCCTTCTGTAGCGTCTGTCCCTGTTGACGTTTCCGTTATGCTTGAGGTAAATATCTTACCCGCTGCAATTACATCTGATCCAGTAGCGGTATCGCTGACAGCAGGGGCTACACTTAACGCAGAGCTAACCGCGTCTGATCCTGTGGAGGTTTCGTCTACGGAGCTAGTGAAGGCGGTAAAACCACCCCACCCTTGTTCGCCCCATAAGCCGTCACCCCACCCAGCCATATTAAGCCGCCAAGCTGAATGTGTAAGTCACAGATAAAGTATCGCTGTTTACCACAGAACGGTCACCGGGTGAGCCAAAGTCAGCCGCAGAGAACAATGTCCCTGTTGTGCCACCCTTAGTATCGTTGCTTGTCAAAAACGCGCCGCCAACTGTTGCCGAGCCGTTAATGTTAAACACGGCTGGTGAAGCTGTATTAGTTACCACGGATGGATTAGCGGTTGTAGCTGTTACAAAAGTAGCAGTCACACGGGTTCCGTTGCTGTATGCCGTAACTTCAGTCCAGCCAGCATGGGAAGCCATTGTGTCGCCCGCTGCAGGATTGTTAGAAGATGCCGCACCGTACAAACCAAGATACCAAGTGGTAATCTGGCTCACTGAAGTCAAAGCACTGCCAGCCATGTATTGAAGGCCAACGTTGACTACAAGATTTTTAGACTGCGCTTCCCACTTCAAATTGCCGTCTTTGTCATGGCATTTAATCTCAAATAAGCCGGTCGCCTTTGCGTCCTCACCGGCTTTGGTGTTACAGGTCAGACCACTAGAAACAGTGTCAGTGGCTTTAAGTTTTTCGGTGGTCATATTGACTCCTTAGTTAGAACTACGAATAAGAGCCGCCGTAGCGGTGTTGGCTGGCATGGTGATTGTAAATGTAACGGCAGATGTTTTGTCAGACCCAAAATCCAAAACAGCTATGGATTTGTTACCTTGGGTAGAGTTGTAGATCAACGCACATCTTGCGGTGATTGCTCCAGTCCATGAGATGTTTGGGAAGCCTACAAAGGCTGTGTATCCTGAAGACGACACCGTGATGGGTGTCAACTGCGCCCCGCCAGCAGCGTACGTGCCTGTGTTAGGTACTTCGTTGGTCGAACTGTATACAGTCGTGTCTTCATTTAAATCTGCGCTGGCTGTGTACAGGGCAATCTTGATGACGTCGGTTGTGAGGTCATGAATACCTTGGTACAACTGCGCCTTAAAACTGGTGGTCTGGGTCTGGATAATTGACATATCAAGTTACCCTCTGACGGAACTGACCAGAACGGTATGCGTCCTGTCTTTCAAGCCCGTCGCCCAGACGTTTAGCCAAAGCCAAGGCTTCCATGAACTTGCCGTTGTACAACTGCATCATGTCGGCTTCACCCTTCATGTAGGTGTAAGCCTCAACCAGCGATGCGTACAAAAGCACGGGGTCAAAGTTATCACCTAGCCAAGACGTACCGCCTGAGTTAGTTACAGAAGCAACAGGAACGGAAAACCCAGAACCTGTCCCACCAATATCGGCTGCTGCGGCAGACAGCGTATTTGCGACTCCATACTGCAAACCACCATCTGTAATAGTTACGGCTGTGACTGCGCCGCCAGCAACAGTTATTGTGGCTAATGCGCCACTTCCAGATCCACCAGTCAAAGGCACATCAAAGTATGTACCGGCTGTGTATGCGCTGCCGCCCGTAATAGCCCCTAATGTAGCCACAGGGCTTTGAACAATTGAAGGGGGATAAAAGAAATAGTGCAACTCCGCCCCGTATGCGGCGTCTGGTGTTGGGCCAAGGATAAAAGTTAACTCTGCCGGATTATCTGAACGTGGGCCAAACAGCGCGTAATACCTAGGAATCCCTGTGTCTGTGGGCTGGGGGTACGCCTGCCGTATAAAGTTAACATCTTTGTTTAACAAGTACTCGTACTCACCACTGGCGTTAATAATAGCCAATGAATACACCGCCAGAAAATCTGTCGGGCACTGCAAATACTTGTTGTTTGTTGTGGTTGCGCCTGTCACATTACTGCGTAAAGACGGAAACTGCACCGAGTTAAATATACGCTCTTCAGCTTGCTGAACGAACACGGGAATATTAGCCACGAAATCTGCTTCCGTGTTCTCCGTGTACGCTTGAATAGCGTTGCTGAGTTGCGTGTAATTCATGCCATCGGGCCTCTGGCTGTAATGCCTTTAGTCGCCGCACCGTTACCACGGGTGACGATACCGGATGTCTTAGTGGTTTCGTTACCAGCAGCTTTGCTGATGTTGCCAATAGACATGTTAACGGTGTCAGCTTTACTGCGGTTGGGGGGAGTGCCGGGGTTCTGGGATATGCCTACAGGCGCACCACTCATGGTGTGGGGCTTGGCGTATGCAGAAGCAGGTAGATTGTTAATCTTGGCCATGTTATTTCCCCTGATTCTTAACTTTGGCCATACCGCGACCATACTGCATCATCATCTCATTGGTCTTACCGCCTTTGGCAAGCTTTGTAGGCTTTTTACCGGGGTGCATGTTTTTCTCGTGCTTACCGACAGCAGACTTAATCATCTTCTTGTCTTGGGCTAAATCTTTCTTGTCCATACTAGACTCCTATGTAACGGTTACTGTAACTGTACCAACAAATGTCGTTGCCACCAAGTAGTTTGGCGTGAGTGCAACATCAAAATTACTCGACCCACCAACAGGGTTCCACCCCCACTGAACATCCCGCGAACCACCAGTCAAACTGCCGCTAGTGTTTACGCCTGCGGTAACGTACGTT